CTGGGAACACCGACTTGCTTGACGGGTATTTGACGGGTACTTGATCGCGGAGAGGGCTGCGCGGGTGTGATACAATGGTATATGGAGCGATGACCTTGACAAAGCCAATTTCCCTAGCCGAGCTGATCGGCGCCGCCGCGGACGAGGCCATGCCCGTCATCAAGCGGCGTGGCCGCCCTCCTGGCAGCAAGACGCGCCGCGAGGAAGAGGTCGAGCGGGCGGCTGTCATTGCCGTGCGCGAAGAGCGCGAAGCCCACCTCCCGGCGAAGCCCGAGATGAGCCCGGCCCAGGACGAGCACGAGGCGGCCCAGGCGAAGCGCGAGTATCGCATCCGCGAGAACATCAAGAAATCGCTGGTGAAGCGCCTCGAGCACAACATCACCCCGATGGCGGCGAAGCAGTTGGCTCTCGAGATCGCCCACTTCAACGCGGTGCATCTCTCCGGGAGCGCCGTGGAGATCATCGAGCGCATCGCCGAGTACGCGCGCGACCCCTCGAGCCCGCTGCACGAGCGTGCGCTGATGTTCCTGGCTGAGCGCGCGATGCCGCTGAAGGTGGCGCAGGAGGTGCAGATGGACGCGACGGGCCTTTCGCGCGACAGCGCCACGGTGCGCGTTCCCGAGGTGCACATCCATGTGGGCGCGGCCGTACCGGTGCGCCAGTCCGACGTGATCGACGCGATTCCCGTACAGGAATCGCCGTGAGCGATAAGATCAAAGTATCGCGATGGCCGATAGCTTGGCGCAAACCGATGATCAAGCGCGGCTTCTACTCTAGCACTCGGCCAGGCGCCAAGCTCAAGTTCACCCCGGTGTGGCTGCATCGACTTCGCAAAAGGATTCGCCTGTGGACGGCAACTACAAATTCGGCCCGGACGACCAACTCCCGTTAGACGCGCTTGGCGTGGTCGCCCGCGGCAAGCGCGCCGTGGGGCTGGGCTCGCTGACGGCCGCTCAGGCGGACATGGTGCGCTGCTTCCAGGAGCTGCCCGCGATGGCGCAGGCGATGCTGAAGCGCGATGCTCTGCGCTCCGGGTTCATCACCGGGCGCGATCTGCTGGCGGCGAAGCGCGACCTGAAGGTGTCCGAGACCTCGGAAGAGTACGAGGACATGGACGCGGACTCGACGGAGATCGCCGAGGACGACGATGAATACGAGTCGCTGACAAAGCGAACTGTCTGATTTTCCTGAAGGAGCGAGCGATGCCCAAGCAATACGAGTCGATGCGTGACAGCTTCATGAAGCAGGGCCTGTCGCGCGACAAGGCGCAAGCCAAGGCCGCGGCGATCTACAACTCGAAGCACAAGACCAACCCAGTCGGGCCGAAGCACGCGGCGCCGCGCGGCAAGTCGAAATAGACTGAAGGAGCGAGCCGTGTACCGCACCATGCAAGACATGCTGGACGAGCTGATCGCCGACATGCGCATCTACAACACCGGGCAGTACGCCTGCCGCGAGACCGCGCTGGCGCTGACGAAGCTCGAGGAGGCGCAGATGTGGCTCAACTCCCTCACGCGCACCCGTCGCCTCCAAGGGACGACGCAAGCATGAACGATCCGCTCGTGCGCATCGGGCGCTGCTACAAGTGCGGCGGCCCGGTCGATCTGTTCGCCGCGGCCCTCGATGTCCAGGGACCGCGCCACCTGAACTGCGACCCTGGCCGCAAGGCGCCGTATCCTGCGTTCACCTGGCCGAAAGACCGCGTGGTGTTCAAGTCGGACCCCGTGGTCGACGGCGACTGATTTTTCCGCGGAGCGGGCGGGGTGGAATCTGCAAAGCTGGACTTCGGCCTGCACCCGGCGCAGCTCGAGGTGTTCCAGTCCCCGGCGCGATTCGTCGCCGTGGCGGCCGGCCGGCGGTTCGGGAAGTCCGACCTGGCGGCCAAGCGCGCGATCGTGAAGGCGTTCGACGCGCGCAACGTGCAGAAGAAACCGGTGTGGCTGGTCGGCCCGGTCCAGCCGCAGATGAAGCAGATTTACTGGGACATGCTGTTGCGGCACACCGAGCCGGTCAGGAAGTCGTTCCACATCAACGACGGCAACATCACGTTGATCAACGACGTGCAGATCGGCCTGCGCGGTGCGGACCGGCCGGACAACATGCGGGGCTCGGGCCTGTGGGACGTGACGCTCGACGAGTTCGCGGACATGAAGCCGCAGACCTGGGAGTCGATCCTGCGGCCGGCGCTCTCGGACGTGAAGGGCACCGGGATGTTCATCGGTAGCCCCAAGGGCAGGAACCATTTCTACCACCTGTGCCAGGCGGCGCAGGCGGACACGACAGGCGAGTGGGCGTACTTCCACTTCACCACGCTGGACAACCCGTTCATCGACCCAGCGGAAGTGGAAGCAGCGCGCCGGACGATGTCGTCCTCGATGTTCCGCCAGGAGTACATGGCGTCCTTCGAGACCGGCGGCAGCGACATGATGAAGCTCGAGTGGATGAAGTACAGTCCAGAGGAGCCGAAGGACGGGATATTCTTCGTGACGGTCGACCTGGCAGGATTCACGCAGGAGGACGGCGGTCCGAAGTCGATGTACTCGGTGCTGGACCGCACCGCGATCGCCATCGTGAAGATCGACCAGGTGACCGGCAAGTGGTGGGTGAAGCGCATCGAGGCCGGACGCTGGGGCGTCGAGGAGACGGCGAAGCGGATCGTCGCGGCTCTCGTGGAAGTCAGGCCGGTCGCGTTCGGCGTCGAGCAGGGAGCGCTGTTCAGGGCAGTGGCGCCGTACCTGGAGAAGCTGGCCGCCAAGCAGAACGTGCCGCTGCGCGCGAAGCCGCTGCGCCACGAGAACACGAACAAGACGAGCCGCGTGGTGTGGGCGCTGCAAGGCCGGTTCGAGCACGGCAACATCGTGCTCAACCCCGGCGACTGGACCCGCGATTTCGAGGACGAGTACCTGCACTTCCCGTCGAAGCTGGTGAAGGACGACATGATCGACTCGCTGGCCTACGTCGATCAGCTCGTGAGGGACTACGTGTTCGGCGACTACGCCGAGGAAGTCGAAGGAACGTACTGGAAGCCGCTCGATCACCGCGTCGGCTTCTGAGGAGAGAGGGACAATGGCAACGAACGACATGCTCGGCAACCCGTACGTGATGCGCAGCGAGGCGTCGATCGGGTCCGGCCAGGCGAAGATCATCGACAACCCCGAGGATTCGCTCGTCGCGGTGACTCGGGACGTTGATCGGCCCAAGGAAGCCGGCGACGAGCTGGCGTCGTGGGTCATGTCGCGCGTCAGCCAGTGGATCGACCACCGCCGGCAGAACTACGAGGACAACTGGGACGAGTACGAACGCCTGTGGCGCTCGATCTACGCGCCCGAGGACAGGAAGCGGCCCTCCGAGCGGTCGAAGTTGATCGTCCCGGCGCTCTCCGAGGCGGTCGAAAACTGCGTCGCCGAGGTGGAAGAGGCGATTTTCGGCCGCGGTGACTTCTTCGACATCACACCGGAGGCCACCGACCCCGAAATTCTCGCCAAGGCGCTCGAGAAGAACAAAATCGCGCTGAAAGAGGACCTGAGCAAGACCGACTACGTCCTCAACGTCGGCGAGTGCGCGCTCAACGGAGCCGTTTTCGGCACCGGCATCGCCGAAATCCTCGTCCAGAAGCAGATCGTGCGCGATATTTCGGCCGCGATCGACGAGATGGGCGGCATGTCGCCTAAGATCGAAGAGCGCTCGGTCATGCAGACCCCGATGCGCTCGGTCCACCCGCGCAATTTCGCGATCGACCCGAACGCGAGGGGCGTCGAGGACGCTCTCGGCGTCGCGATCGAGGAGTATGTGGGCTCGCACCTGATCCGCAAGGGCCAGAAGAGCGGCGAGTACCGTGACGTCGAGATCGGGACCGATGCCGGCGACTCCGACATCACTCCGGACAAGCAAGTCACCAACGAATACGTGTTCGACAAGACGCACGTCGTGCGCTACTACGGTCTCGTGCCCGAGCGCCTGATCGAAGCGCTCACGCCGTCGTCGCCGGAGGAGGAAGCGAAGGAGGAGATCGTCGATCTCTTCGCCGGCGAGGAGGCGGAAGGCGAACCCGAGGAGCTGGGCGACGAAAGCGACAGCACCGAGCCGGTCGACGGCGACTTCGTCGAGGCAATCGTGGTGATCGCGAACAAGAAAACCTGCATCAAGGCGGTGAAGAACCCGTTCCTGATGCAGGACCGCCCCGTCGTGGCCGCGCAGTGGGACGTCGTGCCCGGTCGGTTCTGGGGCCGCGGCGTTTGCGAGAAGGGCCTGACCCCGCAAGTCGCTCTCGACGCCGAGCTGCGCGCCCGCATGGACGCGCTGGCCTACACGTCGGCCCCGATGATGGCGATGGACGGCTCTCGCCTGCCGCGCGGCTTCAAGTTCGAGTCCTACCCCGGCAAGTCGTTGCTCACCAACGGAAATCCGAAGGACATCTTCAATCCGATGCGCTTCGGCGAGATCGACGGCAACACGTGGCAGCAGTCGCAGGCTCTCGACCAGATGGTCCAGCGCGCCACGGGCTCGATGGACGGCGTCGCCATGGCGCAGCGCGGCGTGAGCGGCGAAGCGCGCTCCGGTGCGGTCTCGATGTCGATGGCCGGCATCGTGAAGCGCCACAAGCGCACGCTGATGCGCTTCATCGACGGCTTGTTGATCCCGTCGCTGCGCAAAATCCTGTGGCGGCAGATGCAGTTCAACTCCGGCCGCTACGTCCCGGTGAACTTCACGTTCAACGCGACGTCAACCATGGGCATCATGCAGCGCGAGTACGAAACCTCGACGCTC